AACAAATTCTTACTCCATCAAACTCTGTTATCAAGCTAATTAACGTAAGTACAAGGGCGATAGATTATATGTTGGAGCAGGCCAACGATGAAGACCGACATGAAATTAATAAGGCTCAGAAATTTGAAAGGCTTGATTTTCTCTCCAAGTTTCCGGGCACCGCAAGATTAATAAACTATTCTAAACCATTCGATCAGCAAAGCAGAAAGAAGGCACAACAAATCAGGGAAGATGGGCTTGGAGTTAAGCAACACGTTAAGAATAAAGTAAACGGACTTATGAATGAACTTAACAGGTTGGACGTACATGCTGGTACTGAAGGATCTCCCGAAAGGAGAGTAGCCACAAATGCTAAAAATATATTAATAGGTAAAGCCCTCGAGGCAATCAAAGAGTCCAAGCTTACCGAAACGCAAAAGAATTCTCTGAAACGTAGTGTCAAGACACAGGTTGATTTCAAGGATCGAATTGGCTATCTACCAGAAGCACGGTATTGGCGAGAAGTATTTGTCACGAGAGATACTAGCATACAGGTTGAGCAGGTGGTAGATAAAATGCTTGAATCAAGTCCAGAGAAACAACGTATTCTATTTCAAACTTTGAAGAAATTACCCATATGGAAAGGGGGATTCATTCGTCAATTCCGTGATCATCCAAGGGTTAAAGAACTCATGGTACAGTGATGAATATTATTCTATCATTACTTAAATGGTTATGGAAGTGGGAAAAAGGTAGTAAGCGTAGGTCTCACGGTCGATATCTCTCTCAGAGACATCTTGGTGCTAAAGAAAAAAGTACGCTTGATGATGTCAGAAATTTCTTACAAGAAATTAGAATGCAAGACAAGTTACCAGATATACTTAGACAGCGTAACATTGGCGTAGAGGAATTTAAAAGACTGGAAGATCTTAGGCAATTATATTTGAGAGCAAAAGATGGTAGCCCAAATGCAGCGCGTGAACTAAATGAGCGTTACTCCAATGATCCTGTATTATATTCAGAAGAAATGAATTTGTATAACAGGATTAAGAGACAGATGCATAGCGAAGGAGAGGATTTTGTAAGGCATCCAGATGACCCTTCTGCTAATCCTATAACTGAAGACTGGAGAGCTGACATATCTAACAGGTATCGTCCTCCTAGAGCTGCTACTCCGCAGATGAACCGTGAGCATCTTATGAGCCAACGTGCAGATGAAATGAGGTTTCTGACCGATATAATCAATGATAACCATGCGAGAAGGATGAACCGTGAGAATCCTATGAGCCAAGAAGAAATTGATAATATTATGAGAGAAAATGAAAGGTATCTCAGATTACATAACCTGAGAGAAAGACGTAGAAGAGGGCTTCCTCCATATGGTGGTGAAGGCGAATGAAAGGTATCTCAGATTACATAACCAAGGATGGGTTAAGGGTAGTCAAGGTGCATTACTCAGCCGATCCAGACAAGGATGTATCCACTACAGAAGGAAAGAAGTGGATGGCCAAAGCCCTGCTTGGTTATCCCGGTGGGTTAGAAGGTGCCAAGTGGCGTAGGGAAATGGAGATTGACTTCAACGCACAGGGTGGTCAACTCGTATTTCCTCAGATGGAAGAGTTCAGGGAGAGGATCTACATACCCCCGTTCAAGGAGATGCCAGATAACTGGCACCTATATGGTGGGTTTGACTATGCAGGCAGGGGTACGACAGCGTTTGTTGTTATCGCACATGATAGGAAGAACGATGACTACTATTGTGTTTATGAATATTACAAGAAGAACGCAGGATATGTAGCGACATGTGACCACATCAAGAATTATGAACATTACTATATGTTGGACTGGATGGTAGCTGACCCATCCATGTGGGCTAAGACACAGGAGCGTTCAGGAGTAACAGACCTTGTCAGCATGGCCCAGTTGTTTAGTGAACAGGGAGTACACTTTATCAAGGGCGCACGTGGTGGTGACACTGAGTTTGCGGAGCTGATCAACGAGCAGATGTGGGGTAAAATGAATAAGAAGAAGGGGGCGCACACCAACCCACGCTATCGGATATTACAGACATGCAATAATCATTGGAGTGAGATGTCACAGTGGCGATACTCTGAGTGGGCCAATGCTACTGGACAGCATAAGAACGTCAAGGAATCAATGGTGGATAAGAACAATCATACTATCGATGCTGCCAAGTATGTATTCAAGATGCTATCCTCTAACTGGATGGCTGAAAAGGTAGACAGCTTTGATATCGGTAAGCACATTATAAACTAAGGAGGACAACATGGGGATTGTAGTAGTACCTAAAAACCCAAAGAAGAAAGACTCATACAAAAAATTAAAGCCATACAAACCTAGGAAGCCTAAGAAGCCTGAGGACAAACAGCCCAAGAAGCCTAAGAGGCCTAAGAAGAAACAGCCCAAGGTTGAAAATTTACCTTACTATGGTAGGAGTATGTCTAAAAAACCATCACGAAGGAGCATATAAAGTTGAAAGGCAATAAACGAGGATTAGTAATTAGACGTATCAAGACTAAGTCTGGTGCCGATGCTGTTGCCAAAGCATTTGGTAAGGACGATGAGTTCAGGACTCGTGTCATCCCAAATAAAAAGAAAGATTACGTTAAGCCATATGAAATGCCCTAAGTGTAAAAAGAAAATGGAGGTTAGATCACAGGGTATGACTGATTATGAATGGTATCATGATTATTTTTGTGATACGTGTAACGTTGTTAGAGTAAAATCTATAAAGTTAACTAAAAAAAAGGAACATACTAATGCCTAAATACAATACACACGAAGAGAATCTTGCCGAATACGGTGATGATTACAGCAAGATTAAATTCATGAAACCAGAGGAAGACTTGACTGATGTGTCCTCAATAGCAGGGCGCAAGCGTATCAATGGTTTGGTAGGCAATATCATTGACATGTCTGACTCAACTCCTAACAGATCACATTGTGGCGATAGCGACAGCAAGCACTAACATAGACTATACCCAAGGTGGGTTATCCCTGAAGATCAAGAACGCATGGCATCCATGTGACATGGTTACTGGAAGCCTCTTCTTGGGCAATGATGATAATCCACAGGCGTACTGTGTGGTGTCTGCCAAGTTACCCAAGACGTTTGAGGAAGACACCGATCAATGGGTACCCGATCCTGAGTATCACATCTTTGATGAGATTATTGGGAGACTATCTGAAGAATTTATTCAGGACATCAAGGATTTTCTTCACGAGAACAAGGTGGAGAGACTGATCTTTGTATGCTCTGATGATGACTTGCGGAATAGAATAAGGAAAGAACTTCGTATTAGGGTTATCTTTGAGGATGAGAAGAGAAGAAACAATAACTCTGTCATACTGAGGGAATGGTTCGCGAGGACAAAGAAGAACAACGATGATGCACAACTCAAGATATGGGGTATATGTTTGGAAGCTATCAAGGCTAACTATCCCCCGGCTCGTGACTGCATAGTCAGACTTCTTGAGTATTATGATAAACGTAAACGAGCTAACATTTCAGTAATCAAACCAGCTAAAATCAGGGCTGGCTATTCATAAGGAACAAGTATGGCTAGACTAATAGAAGAGGGTGAGAACGTAGGGAAGCATTACGAGAAGCAAGATAAGTTTATCGAGTTACTCCTACTGCATCCCCACCAGAGTAAGTATAGATCTGCCATGTTAGCAGGGTATGCAGTCAAGTCTCTGGAGAAACGTGTACCTGCACTGATGAGAGATAAGAAGTTTCTTGCCAGATTGGGAGATCGCAGGAGAGAACTTGAGGAGGCTACCAACGTCAATCTTGACAAGGTAGCACAGGAGTACGCACGTATAGCTTTTCTTGATCCTGCACGATACTACAAGTTTTCACAGGATGGTGGGATTGAGGTTAACAAATCCTACTCCATAGATATGCGTCCTATTGCGGAGATAGAGGAAGCTCGTTCTGGGAAGGGGGCTAACGGTAAGAACCTGATCAAGTTAAAGTTCTACAACAAGATGGATGCATTGAAATCATTAAGAGATCTGTTTGGATATGACAAACCAACTAAACACGCAGTCGCTGGAGTTATCGGGACTGAGCAAGGACTCAGTCAAAAGGGGCTTGAATCGGCTATCATCGGACTCCTTGGGGGAGTTACACAGGCTCCTGTTACTGAGACACTGGATAGCGAACCCAAATAACTTCATATTCTCTGGTATTGTCATGACGAAGGATGAGCATGACAGTGAAACGCCAGTCAAGCCATTTCCTCCCAAGGATTACCTTAAGGAAATTGTTACTGCCGTTCATGAATCCGGTAGAATATTTATACCCAAGAGCAGACAGATTCGTATGTCTTGGCTGATGATACTGTATGCCTTGTGGTTGGCATTGTTCTTTCCACATCAGTCGATCTTTATACAGAGTAAGAAGGAAGAGGATGCAGCATCTCTGGTATACGACAAGAAACCAGAGAACTCTCGCATGTCCTTCGTCTATTATCACCTGCCAGCATGGTTAAAAGAAATGGTGCCAGTAGATTGCAGCTATGCGAAGATGCGATTTGCGAATGGAAGTATTGTGTGGGGAATTCCAGAAGGAGGACACATCATCCGATCTCATACCGCAAGTCTTGTGATATCAGATGAGTGTGCCTTCCAACCGGAATTTGAGAACGCCTACACGGCAGCAGTTCCTATGGCTAAAAAGATAGTAGGCTTATCTTCAGCGAACGGTGGGACATTCTTTGGGGATGTAGTATGCGAAGTAATTTAATACAACCATACTAACATTTGGGACTTGTCCTTGTCCAGATCAAGGTGTAAATAGTTATCACCAATTCCGATACGACAGAACAAGTCGTGAGTAAAAATAATATCAAGCAACATATATCTTTCCCTGCTACTCTTGATAGAAATATCACATGCCAAACCTATTGCGTGACTACTTGATTGCCTATCCTTTGTTAAGGGATGGTCAGGGCAACGATAACCACTCGTTATCGTGATAGGTAGTCCGAACAATTCTCTTAGCCGATCCATTTCATACACCAACTCAGGATCTATTCCCTCCTTACCACAGTGTTGACATGCGAATTCTGTTGGGCTGAAATATTTCATATCACTCCAGTCTACAGTCATCATTTTGTCATCTCCTCCAGTTCGTGAATGTGTTTCTTCATGCGTTTAAAGTTAGTATCCTTACGATCCAACTTCCCCTCTAGGTAAACAATATACTCAACCATTCTCTTGAGTCGCTTGGTATTAACACACTGTCCGTTTGTTACCTTGATAAATTCCTTGTACAGCTTTTCTATGTCATCAACAGGACGCTCTGGCTTAGTACGTAAATCGACCTTAATTTTTTCTATGATTCCCATCACATATGCTCCCCAAAAAATAGTCTATAGGCACAACAGAGTAATAACTCTTATGCGGTGGCTCTAAAGGTAACACGACACGCCAATCTTCCCTGCTTCGCCTGAAAAATAATACGGGAATCTTACCATTGGCTTGGTCAACAGTTTGTTCCCACCACTTTTCGATCTGTAGCTTCTCTTGGAACTTCACCTCTATGGCATACCCTTCCAGACCCAGCACATCATAACCACCATCCTGAGTTTGCATCAGGTTTCTCTTGTACTCACCACCTAGCTTATCAGCCAAGAGTTTACATACCTCACGCTCTCCACGCTGTCCCTTCTGACGACTCGCCCTACCCATCAGCGTACCACCTGCTTCATGAATGCTCTCAGGTGGATGACACCTATGGTTAAATCCGCTGGTATCAACCCATAATGAATAGGCAGATCAGGGAACCCAAAGCCAAATATAAACTCAATCCAGAAACACTGACCAACCAGTGCCAGACGTACACCTGTCTTTGAGTTCCCCTTAGAGAAACACCATTGTGCCAGTATAGTGAATAAAGATGCAAAACATTCAATGACCAGCATTGTCTTGTTGGAGCTGTTCCTTCATAAAAACAAGATGTTCTTCCATATCAAGTATCTTCTTGCGATGTTCCTTAAGAAGGAAACTAAGCCCATCCAAGATGGTTGCTAAATTAGGATGCTCCCTCTCATTACCTTCTTCCCCATGTGCAGACATTTGATATCCTCCGTTGTAAGTCCTTTGAGAGCTGACAATTCAGATGCCTTGTAGATGACATCGGAAAACCTGTCCTTTATACTATCAAACATATGGTCTTGGCACAAGTATACATTCTCCTCTAGAATAGGTGAATAGATTTTGATGTAACCGTTTTCTTCAAAGGACTTACGCCACTCATCCATCTTGATGATTGACAACTTCTTGAATGTAAAGTCCAACGCTTCTCGTTGTATCTCTATACTTGTGTGCCCATCCTTCGCATCATTGTCCTTCGTAATGTCATTGTATATTTCATCGTACAAGTCATTCACTATCTTCCCCATCAAAGAGAGTACCTGCGGTCTTGAGGGCTTGCATCCCCTTGAGTCCAACACCTTGGCTGCTTCCTTTTCGTAGTCCATGATCACACTCCGTTATCATTTGTGTTTTCTTATTATAGTTAACATGCACTGTGCGTGGAGCAGGGCCATTACGATTCTTGGCAAGCTTGATGTAGTATCTCTCAAACTCTTCAGGCCCAGTACTATCAGCGTTCCTTGTCATCTCGTAATGCAGAATCAGGAATATGTCTGCATCTTGAGCCAACTGCCAACACTCTCCCACGTTAACCAAGTCTGGATCTTTGTCACCCTCACGGTTTAACTGGGCGACAACGATGGCCTTGATACCAAGCTTGGTGCAAGCGTTCTTGATGGTCTGGTTGTAACGACCAAGAGAGATACGCCTATTGTTCTCCTTGTATGAAAGCTTGTCAGCTTCTATATGACCGATATAATCAATGATAACCACCTGTATCCCATGCTTGCTGTGATGCTTGTTGATCAGGCTGATCACCTTGTTGATATTCTTCGGCTTGTTGTGTGTCATATACAAGGAGGATTGTTCCAACTTCTTTGCTATCCCTGCTACGTTGGCAAAGCTTGAGTCTTGTTCATACCTGCCCAACTCAATCTCATCCACGGTAATACCTGAAAGATTCGCAAGCACACGACACAACATCTGGTCAATGTCCATCTCAAGGTTGATATACAACACAGGAATTTTCTTTAACGCCAAGTTGATTGCTACGTTTAACGCAAGACCAGTCTTGCCCACACCAGTAGAAGCAGCAATAACGTTAAGATCCTTGAGCGACTTAATGTATCCATCCAGTGTGGGTATGCCAGTCTTTAACCCTGAGTGTGCCTCCGGGTCTTCAAACCTTTTCTTTGCATCAATAAACCCACGCTCTGCCATGTCCTGCGGTGTATAAACATCCTTGTCAACAGACTTGCTGTCTGCTTGATTAAGCATATCAAACACAGAACCGTATGCTTCCTCCAACAAGGGAGACGGGTCTTCCGTTATGTGGTGTGCCTTGTCAACATAATCGTTCATCTTACTTATAAACTTACGCTGTAACGACAGGGAACGTATCTTGTCGCAGTGATGCGATATCACGGTAGCCGTTGGCTCGTAGTCCTCAACGGTTGATACCCATTCTATCCCACCAACATCATCAAGCATCGACTTGTTCTTTAATGAATCACACACAGACAACATGTCGATACGCTTGTCCTTCCGTTCAAGTCTTAGCATCGTGTTGTACAGGATCTTGCACCTGTGACTAAAGAAATCGTCAGGGTCAACCTTCGACATTGCTTCATGTATCATACTGCTGTCTGTTAAGATGGCAGATAACACAGACATCTCAGATCCCTCGCTGAATGGAGCCATCTTAATATTCGTCATCGAATAACTCCTTTCTGTATTGCTCCCTGCGCAACCTCTCCTTCTCTGCCTGTACCTTCTGTAACTCTGAATAAGAAAGAACGGCAGTCTTTTCTTTCTGATACGTGTCACGCAGACACCCTATTGATGGATAAAACTTCATGTAATAACCCAACGACTTCTTACCCTGCAACCATCCCTCATCACAACTCAACATGAACTCAAAGTCTGCGACCACTTCTTCAAATCCACCACGTTGTTTGGCTATGGCAGAAAGAATAGGATAATCCTTGCCACCGTATGGCATCTTACCACCACCAAAATGTGACTGGTACATGGTTGCCATTACTTCTAAAGCATCCTTAGCATTCATGCCACTCATATCCAGTACTCCCTGAGTTCACTAGTTATCTTAGCCAGTTCTTCGTTTGTCATTTTGGGTATCTTGGGGATAACCTTCTCAAGCAACCGGAGCTTTTCCGCTAAGATGGATCTACTCTTCTCCAGTTCCCATAACTTGTCGTCACTCAACGATGATCCCCCGTAGTGCCCTTTCAGTGTTTCATCTATATCTTTAATCTTCCTGCTTATCCTCCTTGTTGCTTTCTTCACATTGTTTATTGATTTCATTGCACTCTCCTTTAGGCACGAGTCTCTGTAGATATTCACGAGCTATGACACGATTCTTCTCACTCATCTTGACATACTTTTCGGTAACACTTGGAAGCTTATGGTTAGCTAATCGCTGAACCCAAACATAAGGAACCTCTGCCTCCGTGAGTCTGGTTACAAATGTACGCTTAAAGGAATGTACATCTGTGCAAGCTATCTGCGGATAAACAAGTGACGCACGAAGCCTAGCATTCTTGTAAGAAGTGTTGTTTATCTTACTCAACCGTGGCCCATGAGTTGTGAACACATAAGAAGAATTGTTAGGCTTATGCTTTAGCACACAAGAAAGAGCCACGTCATTCAACACAACATATGCATCCTCCGTCATGTGTCTGTCTGACTTCATGAGCGACTTCGGTATTCTAAAATACGTTACCACCTTGTCGCTGTACGTATCTATATGCAACCACGTCCACCTGAGATTACATACGATAGACTCACGTTGACCTGTGTGAATACAGAACAAGGCCATGTCACGCATTAACGGTGGAAGATTCTTTAACAGCTCTCTCTCCCACGCAGGTTCGAGATGCGACTTAATCTTGCTAGGAAGAAACTTCCACCTGACTTGTTCACTCTCATCCAATAAGCGTATATTCTCCCACGACTTGTTGGATATCAAAGCATACTCCCTGATAGCCTTCCTTCCTATCGTGTTAAGAATAGATAACTCCTTGTTAACTGTACTGGCTGTTACGTTATCCTTGGAACGCTTGAGAACATACTTGTTTAATGGATAGACAGGGTTCGTCACGTTAACTTCCTTGGGCCTGATCAACTCACTCATATAGATACCGCCAATAAAGGGCTTCAGCTTGGCAATATATTCACGATCCTTGTATGAGGTTTTCTTGGTAATCATCTTCAAGTGAATGTCGGACACCTCGTTGAATGTAGCATCATCAGTTTTTGGCATCCCTGCTCCTCCTT